ATCCCCGAATATTCAGCGTCCTTCAGGCCCAAAGCAAAACAACAAGATTACGATATTCAGGCGATTATTAACAGTGCGAGTGCGGCGGGACATGACGACCGTGGGCGCCCAGTCCCATATTCTGGCTCTGTAGATGGTAAGCGCGTCTATGTGACGAAGGTGTTTTACCAGTCTCCGCGAGCCATGTGGCGCTTTTATGGCTATTATGGGGGCTTTGGGGTTGTAGGCAATATGTCCACCTACGGACAGTACTCGGACGATTCCACATTTGAGGTTATTCCCACATGGCAGAACAAACTGCAGGCCATGATGTATGAGGACAACATCATGACGCGCACTTCGAATTACGCTTATGAGCTAATCGATAATAAGTTGCGCCTGTTCCCTGCGCCCGGTCACTGGGATATTGCGGATATAGATCAGATGTGGGTGAGGTTTTATGTGAAGCCCGAGGCGTGGGAGACGAATTCACGCATGGCTGATGGCACAGAGGGGGTTAATAACGCGAATACACTCCCCTTTGACAATCTGCCCTACAAAAACATCAATGCGATAGGTAAACAGTGGATTAGAAAATACTGTTTGGCTTTGTGTAAGGAAATGTTGGGTCAAATTCGCGGTAAGTTCACCACGATGCCCATTCCGGGCGACAGCGTAACTCTAAACCACAGTGAACTTCTCTCACAAGCAAAAGAGGAGCAAACAAGCCTCAAAGACAAGCTAGTGGAGATGCTTAAGGAGATGGAGTACGTCGCACTAGTGAAGCAGGATAGTGAAAAGAGCGAGGCAGCGGCCACTACCTTCAAGAACGTTCCGTTGCCCATATTTGTGGGGTAATGTGAATGGCAGACGAATGGAACAGACCTAAAAATCCCCCACCACCGTTATTTTTTGGAGAAAAAGAGCGAAATCTGGTAAAACAGGTCAATGACGAATTAATTGAAAAAGTCATTGGACAGCAAATCCTCTATTATCCCATTGATATCGAAAGAACGGACTTTCACGAGCTTTATGGCGAAGCCATCGATAAAACGTACCTCCCACCGGTGCGCGTGTTTGCGCTCGTAGAGTTTACCGACTATTCTACTGAATACATGTCCAATATGGCAATCGACAAGACTTGGGAGATTAATGTTCATTTTCACAAGCGCCGCCTTGAAGAAGATCAAGACTTATACGTACGTGAAGGTGATTTTGTGCTGTATGGGACTTATTACTATGAGATAGTTAAACTACAAGAGCAGAAAAAGCTGTTTGGACAAGTCCAGCATGGCTTTGAGATTTCTGCTAGATGCCGCCGAGCAAGGAAGGGGCTATTCGATGCTACCTGATGATTTTGATTTTGCAATGCTGCCCTCAGACTTCAAAAAGGGTACCCTTAAGGAAATAGGGATGCTGGGATCCAGCATCGAGAGCATTGACATGGCCATCATGTCATGGGTGAAGAAAGACCTCAACCTAAGCGCCCGCACCAACGAGGGTTATGTGCAAGTACCAGTCCTCTGGGAAGCGCCAGAGAGGTCTTACCAGATAAAGCATGAGAAGTCCCTTAGAGACGACGGGGGAGCGCTTAAACTGCCACTTCTGAGTGTTGAGAGGACAGGCATAGCCAAGGATCCTGCTCGCAAAGGTTCGTTCCAAGCCAACCTATATTCGCACAACAAGAACGGTCGTTCGGGACGCATGGTGATAGCTAAACGCATCGTGCAGGACAAGACGCGCAATTTTGCTGTGGCTGCAGCGATGCGAGCGCTCCCGGCAAGCGGACAGAACCAAAAATACTATCCTCGTGTCAACAGCAAGGTGGTTATCCAGTCCCTATCTATTCCAATTCCCGTATATATTAATGTGGAGTATAAGATCGTTATTAAAACAGAATATCAGGAACAGATGAACAGCCTAATTCAGCCATTTATGGCGAGGACCGGACAAATTAACGCATTTACAATGAAACGCAATGGACACTCTTACGAAGCATTCATCAATCAAGACTTCACTCATTCTAATAATATCGGAGACTTACAGGAAGATATGCGCATGTATACCAGCGAAATAGGCATTCGAGTGCTGGGGTACATAATAGGAGAGGGCGAGAATGATGATCGGCCCATTGTAAAGGTGGAGGAAAACACCGTCGAAGTCACATTTCCTAGAGAAGTTGCACCAGTTCCGGGTAATGAGGGCTTTTTTGAAGATTAGTTCGGGAAGTAAAATGGATTTTATTAAATCCCTTCAAGACTTTTGGACTTGAAAATACTATTTACCAATGATTGACAATCACTCAAATTAGTTTACAAGAGGGAAGGGACCAAAAAGATGTCGATAAAGAATTTTAAGTTTGTATCTCCAGGAGTTTTCATCAATGAGATCGATAACTCCTTTATACCCAGGACGGCACCGCCCATTGGACCAGTCGTTATTGGACGTGCCCGACGCGGGCTAGCGATGACACCGGTTAAGGTGGATTCATATTCGCAGTTTGTCGAGATGTTCGGCGATACGGTACCCGGCGGCGGAAACAGCGATGTTTACCGTGAGGGTAACTATGCGTCTCCCATGTACGGTGGGTACGCAGCCAAGGCATTCCTTCGAGGTGCAGTTGCGCCCGTCACATATGTTAGGGTGCTCGGACAACAAACCCGAGTCGGCGCCGCAGCAGGTGGTGCCGCATCCGCCGGTTGGAAAACCACTTATACTCCATCTGATGCGGTGAGCACCACTGGCGGAGCATGGGGACTTTGGGTGTTCGCATCTGGCTCTGATTCGTCACAGTCGACCGCTTCTCTGGGCGCCATAATCTATACGCAGAATGGACTCCCTCTACTTTCGGGAAGTGTCTACGGAACTCAGAGCTACGGTATCAACATTACCGCTAGCATTAATACTGTTATTAAGTCCGATTCTAACGGCTTGTTTTCGCTACTTATTACCGGCTCTTCCTATAAGAAGAACGTTAAGTTTAGTTTGAACGATACGTCCGAAAATTACATTCGCAAGAAGCTTAATACCAACCCTCAACTTAAAAGCGCCGGAAACTTCTATCCCAGCGCTGCTGAGGTGGACTATTTCGTAGGCGAAAGCTTCGATCAAGATCTTTTAGACACAGGCTTGGCCACGTCAACCACATTAGCGGGAGTAATAACTCCGATTGGCAAGAGTGGATCCTTGAGCACAGTTAACCCGAGCCAAATGAAGACGGTCGCATCCACTGAGGGGCGCACGAGTTGGGTTATTGCGCAGGATCTACAATCTGCCGGTGATTTTTACCCTCAAAATATGCAAAAGCTTTTCCGCTTGGTCGGACGAGGACACGGACAGTGGCTACAGGACAATGTAAAGGTTTCTATTACCAACATTGTACAGTCCAGTAATTCTTCCACGGATTATGGAACGTTCTCCATCCTTCTCCGCGATATTCGCGATAGCGATAATGATGTGGTGGTTCTGGAGCGCTATGATCAGTGCACCCTCAATCCGGCCAGTCCCAACTTCGTTGCGCGCAAAGTGGGTGACAAGTATGTGACGTGGGATGTGAAAGAGAAGAGACTGCGTACTTATGGTGAATATGATAACCAGTCTAAGTTTATGTATATTCAAATGAATTCCGATGTGGAAGCCGGCGCGCTTGATGCCGTCACTCTTCCCTTCGGGTATTTTGGCCCTCCGAAGCTCAAGGATGTATTGGTTGTCTCCGCATCTGGAGACAATGCGGGCTCAGTGAGCACTTCAGGTAGCTATATACCCCTAGGTGGAAACACCTCCTATTGGGGTCTACCTGCCTACGGCCCCGGTCTAGACCGAGGTTCACTGATGGTGGGCAACGGCATAGCGACTGACTTCAGAATGAAGATGATCTTCCCCGAGGCCCGTATCCGCAACTCAGCATCTGCTGGCGGATTGACTGATCCTCGCAATGCCTACTTCGGCTATCAGACCACGCGAACTGCGCAGAGCACGATTCCTGTGGCTGGACTAGGCGAAATTCACAGGATGTGGACCAAGAACTGGGCTGATGATCCCACCACGAGCGATGGTGCGGGACAAGAAGGCGTTAAGGGATATGCCTATGTCATGTCTTTGGATGATATCGTATCCGGCTCTACTGGAACTTACTTCTACTCATCTGGCTCTCGCCAGAGAGAAGAGTCCGCGACGACAGGGACGTACAAAGACCTTCTAGACGCGGGCTATAATAAGTTTACGATGCCAGTGTGGGGCGGATTTGATGGATTTGATATTACAGTTCCCGATCCTCTTTATAATGGCGGCATGACAGTAGGCTCATCTACTGAAGATAATAGCTATATCTTCCACTCGTGGGCTCGGGCTATGGACACCGTATCGGATCCCGAAGCAGTAGACATGAACATGTTAGTTGCGCCTGGGCTTACCAATAACCAATTAACCGAGAAGGCAATCGACGTTTGCTCAGCCCGCGGAGACGCGATGGCCTTAATTGACCTTGCCAACGTGTACTTACCCTCAGCGGAAGGAGAGTACTCCACGAGAGACACCAAGGCATTACGCTTGGCGTCTACGCCGGAGCAAGCCGCGTCGGCGCTAACTGCTCGCAAACTAGATTCAAGCTATGGTGCCACTTTCTACCCATGGGTTCAGACCCGTGATGAAGGAACCGGTCGCTTACTTTGGATTCCGCCGAGTGTTGCAATGATGGGTGTTCTGGCGAGTTCCGAGAAGAAATCACAACTGTGGTTTGCTCCTGCAGGCTTCAATCGTGGCGGACTTACGGAAGGCGCCGCCGGCATCCCCATTACTAATGTCACGGAACGTTTGACCTCTAAGGATCGCGACACTCTCTATGAAGCACGAATCAACCCGATTGCTTCTTTCCCCTCCACGGGAATCGTGGTATTCGGGCAGAAGACGCTTCAAGAGCGACAGTCAGCACTGGACAGAATCAATGTCCGACGTTTGGTAATCTACTTGAAGAAGCAGATTTCCATTATCTCTTCGAAGATTCTATTCGAACAGAATGTACAGGCTACATGGAACCGGTTCCGCGCTTTGGTTGAGCCGTTCCTGGCGAACGTCAAAGTTACCTTCGGTATCACCGATTACAGACTGATTCTTGACGAGTCGACCACCACACCCGACCTTATTGATCAGAACATCATGTATGCGAAGATTATGGTCAAGCCCGCACGGGCAATTGAGTTTATCGCGATTGACTTCGTGATTGCATCCACCGGAGCGTCGTTCGACGACTAATAAATTTTGAACAAACTAGTTACAACATTAAGGGAGAAAATTTAAAATGCCATTCTGGTCAGTAAACTTTGGAGAGGACGTCACACTTAAAGATCCCAAGAGATCATTTAGGTTTACAGTAGAATTTACGGGTATTCAAGACCCGAATGGAAACGGGGCCACGCTGTGGTATGCGAAGACGGTCAACAAGCCCTCCTTCACCATTTCTACCGCAGAACACAAGTATCTTAACCACACATTCCAATATCCCGGCTCGGTGACGTGGAATGAGTGCGCAGTTACCCTTGTTGATCCAGTTAACCCAGATATGGCTGCAACTCTCTCAGACATTGTGGTACAATCAGGATATTCACCACCAACTGATGCTACCGCAGAACAAATGGGAACCATGTCCAAGGCCAAGGCCGCAGGTGCACTCGGAACAGTCTACATTACGCAGATTGATTCTGATGGCAAGCCCCTTGAAACCTGGACCCTCTGGAACTCATTTATCACTGAAGTCAAGTACGGAGATATGTCCTATGGCGAAGATGAGCTTACTGAAATGAGCATCACTCTTAAGTATGACTGGGCTCGCGTCGAGACTGCAAACCCGTCCGCAGCAGTGGCTGGTGGTGGCAACCAATTCTTCGGTGTATAAACAAGACAAACAATAATTTGAGAGGTGTATATTGTCACGAAATAGAGAACGTGTTGGCGGCACGAAGCAAACGAATGCTGATCCGCCCGTTCCACAACTAACAGAAGGAGCTTCCGAGTCTCCGTTTTCCTTTGTGGTTCCCACGGAGTTTGTAGATCTTCCGTCAGGGGGGCGCTTTTATCCAGAGGGTCACCCTCTGCATCAAGAGTCTACCATTGAAATCAAGCAGATGACTGCGAAGGAAGAGGATATCCTTACGTCGCGATCACTCATTAAGAAGGGGATTGCTTTAGACAGAGTTTTAAAGAATCTCATCATCAATAAACAGATCGATCCAGACAGCCTTTTCATTGGCGACAAGAACGCCATTGTGGTGGCAACTCGCGTTTCTGGTTATGGAAACGAATATACGACGAATGTTGCATGTCCAGCATGCAGTACAGCCCAAGATTTTACTTTTGATTTAAACGAAGCTGAAATATTGAGCGGCGAAAGCAGCTCCGAGTTGGGCGTGGTGGACAACGAAGATGGAACCTTTAATATAGTGCTCCCTAAGACAAATGTCGATGTCACTTTTCGGCTCCTTACGGGACGAGATGAAAAGCGCTTGCTTAAACTTAGCGAAAGCAAAAAGCGCAAGAAAGACGGAGAACAGAACATCACTCTACAACTCCGCAGCATCATTCATGCAGTAAACGGTGATGATGATCCTAATCTAATAGGATATTTGGTTGAAAATCTTCCGTCTGCTGATTCACGCTGCTTACGAATGGCGTATCGCGCAACCAACCCTGATATTGATTTAACTCAGGAATTTGAGTGTGAGGCGTGCGGCCACGAGCAGGACATGGAGGTTCCGCTTAACGCGGAGTTTTTTTGGCCTGACAGATAACTATATGCAGAACGTGTATGAGCAGTTCTTCTTCTTAAAATATGCGGGAGGTTGGTCATTTGCAGAGGCTTATAATTTGCCAATTGGGCTTCGTGACTGGTTCACACAGCGTCTTATTAAGCAACTTGAAGACGAAAACGAAGCTATGGAGAGCAGTTCCAAGGGAAGCAGCAACAGTCAGACGCTGACAGCCCACAATCAACCCCGAGGATTAGGGGCCCCGCCGCCCGGCAGAGGCAAGAGATAGAACTCTTGCCTTTTTTGTATTTAGACTAATTATTAACGAGGTAATTTGTTTTGGCTGAACCGTTTGACCCCAAAGATCCCGGCAAGGGGCGCGACGCCTCCGGCAAAGCCGTAGCCCAGGACGACGCCGCCGCCACCAAAACAAAAATCCTGCAGGATCAATTAAGGCTTCAGAAAGAACTTAATGCTGCCCGGGAAGTCGGCGCAGAAATCGAAGAGAGGACGGTAAAGCAACTAGTCAAAGCCAAAGAGATTAAAACGGGTGAAAAAGAGATGTCATCATCTAGGCATGCCGACCTGACAGCCGAAATTCAGATGTTGGCAGAAATCAATGAAGGTGAAGAAAACCGACAAATTAAAAAAATGAGATATAAGGAAATTGAGGATCTCACTGCGAAACAAAAAGAAATACAATTAGCCCTTGATGAGAAATCTCTCAAAACAATGGTGAAGAACAACCAAACCGGAACTGAAAAATACCGAACTCTCAAGAAAGGCGTTATCGAAAGGCGCAAGGAATACAAACTCACCACCCTTCAGAATAAACAACGCGAGGAAGGCGGCAAACACCAGGCCGACCTCGTCAGGAACATTGCCGGCGGCGTCCTCCAACAATCAAAGATGGGGAGAGGGCTGATGAAAGGCGTAGGCGGAATCATTAAGATGCGCAAGGGCGCACAAGGATTAAGCACGGCTCTTAAAACCGGCGCCGTCTCCATGAGTATGCTGGTTGCAGCCACGGGCGTTGGCATCCTTTTGCTTATGGTGGGCGCTATCTTCAAGCTGGTAGAATGGATGCTTAAACTAGCAGTGCAGACAAGAGATGCGACGGTTGCTTTCCAGCGCGCCACTGGTGCCGCTAAAGAGTTTGGAGCAGCGATACCCGCCTTGGAGCACGATATGCGCGCCGTAGGTGTTTCTATGGAAGAGGCGGCCGCAGCCCAGAACGCACTTTATACTAGTACAACTGATTACACGATGGCTTCTGCCGGCGCCAGAAAAGACCTATTGAAGACAACCGCCCTCATGGGCGAGTTTGGTGTAAGCGTAGAGACCTCCGCTAAAATCGCGCAAGCAGCCACCAAGGGGCTGGGAATAGGAATCGGAGGGGCCGATGAACTTCTGTTAGGGCTATCTGCACACGCATCAGATATTGGCGTGCCAATCAACAAGATGATGGAAGACTTTGCGGCCGCATCAGACCAACTCAAGCGCTTTGGTAGCGATGGAGAACGCGTTTTCAAGCGACTGGCCATGGTACAAAAGATAACAGGAATGGAGATGGGGCGCATCCTTTCAATTACAGAGAAGTTCGACACCTTCGAAGGCGCCGCAAAACAAGCAGGACAATTGAACGCTGCATTGGGCGGAAACTTCGTGAATGCGATGGATCTGATGATGGAAACTGATCCTGTCGAAAGATTTAACATGTTGCGCGACAGCATCATGAATTCAGCCGGCTCCTTTGATGATATGAGTTACTATCAGAAGAAATTCTACGCCAACTCCCTCGGATTGAAAGATGTCGGAGAATTGGCAGCGATGATGTCCGGAGACTTTGACGCATTAGATGGAAGCATTGGGAAGACTTCAGCCGACTACGCAACCCAGCGAGAAAAGGCTAAGAACTGGCAGTCCACAATGGAAATTCTTAAGAACACGCTCGCGACTCTTGCTCCCACATTTTCAAAAGTAGCCGAGAAAATTGATGAAATGGTGAACGAGTTCTCAAAAGGTGAAGGACCCCTGAAAAGGATCGGAGATATCTTTGGGAAATATATGTCCGATGAGTATCTGCTACCGCTTCTTGAATCGATGCCCGGCAAAATTGAGAGCGTTGTCAAGGGCCTTGAGAGATTTGCAAAGAATGCGGATAAAGTGGTAGAGATGATTGAGAGTATGATCATCGTGGGAAAGATTATAGGTGCAATACTTATTGGGGTTGCTGTGGGGTTCGCCCTCGCCACCTTTCCAATTAGTGCCACGGCCGCAGCCATCGCCGGAGTGGTCGCCGGTCTCCTCTCGCTCTGGGCCATGTTCCACAAATCGGGATCCGATTCACTGGCGCAGATGCTTGGCCTCGACGGCGAGTCCACCCTCGCCAAAGGTTTGAACGTGATCCAACGGGGCTTCAACAAACTAAAAGGGGGGATCACCTCGATAATGGGTTGGTTTAAAAAAATGGGAGAAACCATTAGAGGAGCATTTGACTTTCAATGGGTCAAGGACAGCATGAATTGGCTTGGAAGCTTCCTTCCTGGAGAAATGGGAAAAACCACCCAGGGCATCCGAGATGAGATGGGAATCGCCTCAGACTCGAAGGTGATGACGAAAATTAATCAGCAAACCTACGTGGGCCCCATGAAGTCCGTCGCTGCACAGATGCCCGGATTGGTGAAAGACGTATATGCGGATGTACCAAAAGTAGCCGCAAAGGAACTGGAGCCACTCACCGGTGTGCCACAAAAAGTTGCTGGCAACGTGATCAAAGACACATCCTTGATCGGTACACTCAAAGCCTTCAGCGACGCCGTAGGCATCACCCAGGCGGCCCAACCAGCAGCCGCAGGAGGCGGCGCCGCAGGAGGCGGCAGCACATCCACAACTGTCAATATTCCCATTCATATTGGCAAGGACGCACTAGGTACAGTAGTGGGCGAGATCGTCGATGGCAAACTCGGAGCAGTAAGCTTTAAGGGCGCCACGGGCATTGGCGGCCTGTAGATTTTATAAGGAGAACACAACATGGGCGACTGGCAAAACTGGACAGATCAATTTAGACCAGAGAGATATCACAAAACAACCACCGGCGTTAAGGGCGCAGGCATGCCTGTTATTGAGGTGGATGGATCGAATACATATGCTAGTAGCGATGGTATTCGCGCGATGCAGTTGTCCTTTTTTCACGTACCATCTCAAAAGGCTGTATATTTCAAGGCATTTATTGTCGCTTATAACGAGACCTTCAACAGTGATTGGGCAAGCGAGACAGTATATGGACGGACAGATCCGATTTACATGTTTAAAGGCACTCAACGGCAGATTTCCTTAAACTTTAAAGTGCCAGCATTCTCTGAAGGAGAGGCTTACGAAAACCTGGGAAGAATTCAAAAGCTTACTCAGTACCTGTATCCGTCCTATACGACTGACCGCATAATTGGACAATCCCCGCTTATTCGAATGAAAGTGATGAACCTTGCTCAAACTCAGGGTTCTACGCTATCCTCGCCGGCCACTCAAGAAGTCATGGCTGCCAGTCATCGCATGGCCGCCACAGCTACCTCCGGTTCCGCTCTCTTTCACGGGTATCGAAGTTTCAACGGAGCCGACGCAGGACTTTTGGGGGTCATTGGATCGGTGCAAATTAACCACAACTTGGAAGAACAGGGAGTTCTCGAAAAAGGCTATAACTGTATTTTGCCTAAGTTATTGGACGTGGCAGTTACATTTAATTGCATTCATGAGCATACATTGGGATTCGATCAGCAGGGAAATGCTTTGAGCCCCGGATTTCCATACGGGGTAACACTCCAACAGCCTTATTCTCCGGACGATGGGGCGACAACTTATGATCAACGCGCCGCCGCTGCCCGCGCCCAACAAAAAGACGAAGACGAGAGACAAGCACAAATTGACAATGCCGAAGCTCGTTATTCTGGAATGTTTGGGAAGAATGGTTTCCTGGGGATTGGGCAGGGCCGTTATGGCAGGGATGTGAGAAAAGCAAAC